TAAACGATAATATTGGGCCTGTGTAGTTCACTGTTGTAGATGTGGCAGGCATTCCAGTTCCACTTGCAACAGTTCCTCCTCCAGGGATAACAGCTTGACCCCTAGCGCCTGCTGAGTACCGTTGCATTGCTCCAGCCATCTTGGAGGAAGGGATCATATATTCATCTTCACCAGCTTCACCAACAAGGCCAAGAGTTGGGCCTGTAGCAACACCACCTTGAGCAAAGGCTTTAGTTGACATTCCTCCTCTAGCTAATCCACCCTCGGCCATACCGCCAAATAATTTCCCTAAAAAGCCTCCCTTACTTCCTAATGAACTAAACATTCCATCAACAGCAAAATTTAGTAATTTATCTCCTATACGGCCAAGAATATTTGACATCACCTCACCAAAAGATTTGGCTCCAGTAATCGCTGCTTTAATTCCATCAACGACTCCAGACTTAATATCATTCCCAATTGATTTCCATAATTCTTTCAATTTTTCAGCGGAAGAAAGAAGCGTTTTATTTTTATCAATCTTATCTAAAATTGCTTTAATTTCCGCATCATTTAAACCAGCCGCTTTTAACTTAGTTTCTAAAATTTCTCTTTCTAATTTTTTAACAGCTTCAGTTCCTTTTATTTTTGCTTCTAACATATCGCTCTCCTGCATTAATTGCTGTATTAATTTTTCTCCTTCATTTTTAGAACCTTCATTTAATTCTTTTAATGCCTGTTGTGCTTTTAGCCAAGCCTCAGAATGTTCTTTAATTCCACCTTCTCCACCGATTTTGTCAGCCGCTGTATTTTCTAAAGCTGCCATTGCTTTCTCTATTTCTGCTTTTGCTGCCATTAATTCCGCTAATTGGTTCTTATCATTCTTTGCTTTTCCTTTTCCACCTTGACCCTTGTACCTAGAAACATCGGCCATTTTATCTCTTAACTTTTGAATCCTTTTATCAGCTTCATCTAAGGCTTTCATTAATTGGCCTCCATCTTCACTAGCGATTAATTCATCTAATTTTGCTCCCTTGAATTGATTCTTCTTATCAAAAAAGTTTTTAATAGCAATAGCCGCCGCTGTAATGCCAGCACCTAATAACAACCAAGGACCAACAGCTACCAAAGTTGCACCCGCAAAAGCCAAAAGGGCTGGGGTTCCTGCAACCGTCAAGGCAGCAATGGCACCTTGAACAAGGCCAGCACTGCCAGCCAAAGCAACTAATCCCACAGAGACAGTAACAGCAGTAGTTGAAGCTATTTGGAACCATTTAGGCAACTGTAAAAACCCTTTTATAAATTCATTTATTATTGATAAAACCCATTTGAAAGCAACACCTACATAATCCAAATTCCTAATAATATTTCCCATTCCATCAGCTACTCTTCCCAGCGCTTGCCCAACTGTTCCACTCATTATTTTCGCAGCTTCAGATGCAGCTCCAGCAGCATTTTTTTGATTAACTAAATTCTTATTGAACTTAACCAAGCCATCATTAACTAGAGGTAAGAAAGCATTTAACGCCTCAACACTTCCAAACATTCTGCCCATTGCTTCAGTATTCCCTCCAGTCTTATCAACCATATCCTGCAAGACTCCTGATAAACCTTTAGCCTTTAGTGCTGTTTGACTAAAATCAATCCCTAATTTATCGGCAATTGCAGAAGCTTCACTTGTAGGCCTAATAATTCCCTGAAGAACCATTTTTAAACCAGTGAATGTCTGTTCAACTGGTAAACCTGTTGCTGTTATCGCACTAATTGCAGCGTTCAATTCTTGAATGCCTACTTCAGCCGACGCAGCCATTGGCGCTAATCGACCAATCTGACTTGCATATTGATCAAGAATAATTTTACCGTCATTTTGTGTTTGGATAAATCCATCAATTAAACCTCTAACCTCATCCGCACTTTTTCCATAAGTGTTCAAAACAGAGGTAGCTGCATCAGATACTTTTGCCATCGTGGTCATACCACCAACAGCACCATCAACAGAAGCTGCAAGAATTTTGCTTATATCAGCAGCGCTAGTAAATCCAGCAGATGCAACATCATAAGAAGCTGCTAATAGTTCTGTTTGACTTCTTAAGTTTCCAGACGCTACAGAGACATCAAATAATTCCTTTTTTAACTCCTGAACATTTACTCCTAAAGTCCTTACGGCTCCAGATGCTCTATCAGCTTCTGCAAAACCTTTAAACCATGTCATCACCCCAGCGCCTACTGCAATAGTTTTACCTAATCCAAGTAGTTTTTTTTGTAAGTTGCCAATACCTTTTGCCGACTTATTCGCTGCCTCACCTGTATCTTTTATCTGCCTATTTGTTTTTGGTAATGTTCCCTGTGCTTTTTTAGCCGCCTTTTCAAAGGCGTTCATCTTATCTTCAAGCTGCTTTAACTTACGTTCAGCACCCGAACTTAATATCTTTAATAACAGGGTTTGCTCAGCCAATCTTCTTCCTTAGGCAGAATCCTTTTTATTTTAGCGCCGCATTCTGCTTTTATTCATAACTTTGTCCTCTTCTTCTTTTTGTATTTGAAAAAAGGCGTGCCAAATCAGTAGCTCTTCCTGTGTCATTTTCTCCCTAAGTTCAAATAACGTATAACCCAATTCTTTTGCAACTACTAATTCAGCTAGCAGTGGACCGTCTTTTCTTAGGCTCTTTGCTAACGCTTTTGATATTTAGATCCTTTTGCACCTCCTCATCTTCTTCATCTTCTCCAATCAATGCCATCATCAGCTTCTCAACCAAAGTAGCTGGTAATTCATTTCTTAATCCTGGCAAATGGCCAATATGAAAGCGCTTTTCATTGTCTTGATTCATTGCCTTGTCAACTAACAATCTCAAAGCAAAATCAGTTGTATCATTTTCTTTGCTCATCTTTTGCGCCCTTGATCTTTCTGCCAATGTCATTGGAGTCATGTAAAACTCAAATAATTTCCCATTTGGTAAGGCAATTTCTTTTCTTACCGTTGCCATCGAACAGGCAGCTTTCAACTCATCTAGTGCATCCATAAAAAAGAAATGTGTCGCTTAATTAAATTATATATCCCTCGTTAGGAGTAATCCATAACAAAAGGGGGCATGGATATAAGCCCCCAAATGTCCGTATGAAGTAGCGACTTCTTACATACGGTTAGGCATGACCTAGAACGCCTAACAAATTAATTTTAGACAAGAAAAAAGCCTATATAAAAATAGGCTCAGAATTATGGGGTTATTTTTAGTTAACCACTTATTACAAAGTAGTACTAAAGATATGTCTTGGATTAGTAAGGTTGAAACTCATTTCAGCAGTAGTTGCTTCATCAGGAGTAACGCTTAAACTCATCCCTGTTATAGAGACATCTGAATCAATATAAGTTGAATTAGTATCATCAACAGCCCCAGCGCCGTTATCAACTGTATCAACATAAAGTTTTACTGAAGCACCCTCTTGAGACTTCAAAAGGACATTACCTAACAATCTATTTGCAAGACTGGTTTGGCTATCAGTAAAGTAAACAGTCATTGAACCACTACCACTGGCATAACCTGGCTGTGTATTCCTGAAAGGAGCGTACTTAGTAACAGAAGCAACACCCGCTGGAAGCGTTGTTACATCTAGAGTTTCCCTTTCAATATCAACAGAAAATTCCCTTACTTGGGCAACAGCCGCCGCTGCTGAATACTGAACATTGATATGTCCAGATTTATCTGCTGACCCAGTACCGCCACTACCAGCTAGAGCGACGTTTGTACCACCAACAGCAGTGGCAACTTTTATTGTTGTTGCTGTTACTGCTATCACGTAGTAAGTAGTACCCGCTGTAAGGTTGCCATCAAGAGTGGCAGTTCCAACCACTGTGAATTTCACAGGATCATTAACTCTAAAGTCATGATTCGATGGAACAGTTACTCCATTAGCGCCCGAAGGGAAATCTGTATAATCCTTAAGACACCATTTTGTCCCAGCAGGGGAAAAATAAATAGAACCCTCTTGGCCAGTTAAAGCCGTTGAGGAACAAGCTACAGGCATTTGAATTTACCTAATAAAAAACAATTTTGAGGGCGTTTCTTTTGGGGCTTGGGGCTTTGGCTAGGGCTAACCAATAACATTATATTAACCCTAAGGAGGCTTAACCTTTTGCAATAAATGGAGCTGAAATAGTTACCAATGCAAGTGGATTGTTTGAATTGATTACTGGTATAGGTCCACTGATTTCTCCAACGCTTGCTCTAATCGTTGTATCTTCTGTTTTCAATGTGTTCAAAGTTGAGGCTGCTAAGGCTGCCATTTCTTCCAACCTTTTCATTCCTTTTGCTTTTGGTCCGTAGCAACTAACTTGAACGCTTCCTCTAATTACTTCAATTCCACTTTCTGCTTTTGTTACAACTGGCTCACTTATAGATGGAAAACTAACAATTAATTGAACGTATTCTGTATTTGCTCCCCCTGGAGGTTCCTCCTGTACGTTGTCATAAATCACGGGAACAGATGGAGAAAGACCAGCAAAAGCTGTTGTCATTTTTCTCTCAAATAAGGATCTAATTGTTTGTAAACTCATTTGATTTTTCCTAGTTCTTTAAGGATGCGTTTTTTTAAATCGTTTTTTTGTTGTGTTGCAATTGTTGTAAACCAAGCAACACCACCTGGCGCTCCTTTTGCATAAACAGGATCATATGCAACCCTTTCAGCATATGGAAGATTATTAGAAATGTACCAATCAGAATCAGAAGTAATTTTCTTTTGATAATAAGGAATATCTAATTTCATTACTCCAGGTTCAACAATTACTCCTTCAGTTCCAACTCCACCAGGATATTTTCTTTTTGCAGGCTTACCCCAATCTTTATCCCTTACTTGCAAATCAGGTTGATCTTTTCCTACAAACCAACTTGAAGCCATACGGCCAGTATCTTTTGGATTGGCTTGAGATAGCTTTCCCTGTGTAAGAGCGATATGATCAGTCAATGCTTGGTCTAAAGCTTTCCTGACCTGAGGAACCCAATCTTTTAAAGCCATTATTTCACAGTAAATTTCACAGTTATAAAAACCAGTCTAATGCTATCAAGGGATTTTAGAAAAAGAAACGCTTGAAAGTCGGTCTCATAACCCGAAGGTCGGAAGTTCAAATCTTCCCCCCGCCACCAAATAAAAACAAAGCCCTCAGGGGCTTTTTTAATGCCTCAAAGGGATTTCAAGGAATACATTTGCTTCTCTTTTGTTGAATAGTTGGTGATAGTTGGTGATA